CGTTCTTGGCATAGAAGCTCACGAAGGGGAACAGGAGTTCGCGCCCTAGCGGGCCACGCAGGCCCTCGCCAAGTGCGCCGTAGTCCACGGCGAACTCGCGCGCAATCTTGCCCGCGGCATCAATCGGTGGCAGGCCCGTCACGTCGATGGTCTTGGTCACGGGGGCCTTGCCTACCTCGATGCGCTCCACGTCAGTGAGGAACTTGGCGAGACGTGGAATCATCTCACGACGCTGGCCGATGGCCTCAATCCAGCGGCGTGGGTCAAGCAGGGAGAAGTCGCTGGAGGCCCCTAGGCCACCTTGCATCTCTTGCGTGAAGGTGGTGCCCCCAATGCGCTGGGCTTGAGCCTTCTCTAAGACGAGCGCGTCACGCGGGGAAAGGCTGGCCTTTGGTGTGGTAACGAGTCGACCAGCGGCCAAGAGGTTCCTGAACGCGCCCACGTCCTCACGGTAGAGCGCGGTGAGGTCGCCGAACAGATTGTTCATCTGAAACGGCACACCGGCAAAGTCGAGCACGCTGCGCTTCCAGATGCGGGTCGCGTCTGAGAGGAAGCGCACACCGGCCTGGTAGCTGGAGGTGCGTCGAAAGTTGCCGATGGTGTCCGCGATAGGTTCGGGGAGGAGGTAGACGCGCTTCTTTGCGCCCATCATCAAGGTGCGCCGGATGGCCTTGCCACCGCGCGGGCCGACCATGCGCGTGAGTTCTGAAGCGCTGAGGCCATTGGCGACCGCGTCAGCGAGCATATCTTCACGCACGCTCAGCCCCTTGTAAACGTAGTTGCCTGGGTCAAACTGGAAGCCGCGATAGCGCACGCCACCGAGTTCGTAGGTCGCACTTGGGCGAGGGCGAGTGTGGCCGTAGCGCTGGGTAAAGAGCTTCCTGTCAGCGCGGGACATCTTGCCCCACTGGTCAAAGTCGGTCGCCGTTTTCGCCAGGAAGTCCTCGATGTTGTTGTCGAGGAATACTTTGGTCAGGTGGCCGCGCATCACCTGTTCATAGTCAGTGTTGATGTCCTTTGTGGTGCCGATGCGCCGCTTGGTGTACAGGCGGAACGGCGTGCGCAGGCGCTTGGGAATCCAGGGGGTGTATTGGTCAAGGCGCTGCGTATAGTCGAGCACGCGATGGGGGTAGTAGCGCCCACGCATATCCGTGGGGTCGAGGTGGCCGCGGTCAACGAGGTCTTGGCCGAGCACTTTCATCAGGTCGAAGTGGCGCTGGACGGCGTTGCGCACCTGGGTCGGAGCGGCGCTCATCAGGCGATTGAACTCTGCGTCGAAGCTCGACGTGGGGAGGTCACGCGGCAGCTTCAAGCCCTGACCGCCCGTCTCGGTCAGGTCGGCGAGCACCACCAGGCGGCGGAACAAGTCCTTGTCAGTGCCGCGCAGGTCGCCTGCCACACCAAAGATGGCCTGGTCAGCTTTGGTGAGCGAGTCAATGCCCATGCCGCGCGCCAGGCGCACGCGATTGCGGAACAGCGGGAAGCCCTTGAGGCGCGGCTCGTAGACGAAGAATTGCTCGACCCCAGCGACGAAGCGGTCGACGGCGGCGCGCACCTCAGCTTTGAGGCCAGCAGGGCGCAGACCTGCGGTCAGCACGTCCTCCAGCACAGGACTCGGCGCTTGGAGTGGCACGCCAGGCTGGGCTTTCGGGGCACGCTGGAGTGCCCCCAGCAGCGAGGGCGTGATGGGCCGCTCCGCGGCACGGTTAGCCAGGTTCTCGCGCTTGACGTGCTCGACCTGTTGCGCGATGGTCGTGTCGACCGGCGAGGGCCGTGCCAGCACGTCGTCAATCTTCACGTCGGGGTAACTGTCGAGCGCTGGCGCGGGGCCAGGGGTGCCTTCTGGCGTCGCCACGATGAGCCGGTCATCAAGCTTGAGGTCTTGGTGTGCGACCCCCTTGAGGCCACCAGAGTCGAGCTTGACCAGCGAGGCGTTGCGGCCAGGAGCCTGAATGGTGCCTGGCCCTGACTCCGTGATGACGCGGTCGCCCTTCAAGAACGATGGCCCCTCGAACTTGGCGGGGTCAAACTCCATCGCGCCCGCGGGCAGCGCGCCTTCCTCCAGGGCGGCCTCACTTGAGGCAGCGGTGGCCTGCGTTGCAGGGGGGCGACCCGACTCGAACTCGGCCTGGAGGAGCGCCTTCTTGCCCTCGAACAAGTCATCGAACACGAGCCGCTCAGGTGCCGTCAAGGGCTTGTCGGCGAGCACCTTGTCGAGAATCTTGAGCGTCCCCTTCTTGGTGTACCCCTTGTTCTTGAAGTAGTCGGGGAAGCTGGACGGGATGCCGAGGACGCCTTCCTCAGTGGGCTTCCTGATGCCCGCCTCGCCGGAGGCCACCTCGGAGCGCATCTGGCGCACGGTGCCCAAGTCCTCAAGGCCCAGGCTGGTGCGGCCTGCACGCGGGAAGCCTCGCTTGCGGGGGGTCGGCTCTACCCCAGGTGTCCCCTTACCAACCACCTCCACGGGTTCGTGGCCGAGCGTAGGGGCCGGTTCCACCGCGGCCTCAGCCGCGACACGGGGCTGTTCTTTGAGCAACCCCCCCGTGCGGACGGCACGAGCCAACGCTTCCGGCTTTACCCCTTTGGCTTTCGCCGCGGCTTTGAGTCCTGCGAGGCCCACCGCGGCACCGGCGGCCTCAGCGCCCGCGAAGGTGGCCGCCGTGCCAATAGGGTGCGTCACGAGCGCAGCAGGCCCCTCATGGGCCGCACGGATGGGGGCCTCAACCACGCCGAGTGCAGCACCACCCGCCGCGCCCTGGAGCGCGCGCCGTCCGACACGCTTGCCAAAGGACAGCGTGCTCGGTGCCGCTTCGAGCAGCTTCGTGAGGCGCTGGCCGACCACGGGAATCTTTGACAGCACTCGTGGTGCGGCGCGTGTCCCCGCCTCAACAATGGCGCGCGGCCCACCAGCAGGCAGGAAGCTCGCCCCAAAGCCGAGCATCTCGGAGGCGACCGCTCCCACGCCCTTGCGGGGCGTGAACTCGAACTCCTCATCAGGTTGTAGCGTGCCCGCTACACGCCCTACCTGGCTCGCCAAGCCCCGAATAGGCTCTCGCACGTCCTCTGGCTCCACCAAGCCAAGGCTCAGCCCGCTGACGAGGTTCTCCAGAAACAGCGAAGGCAGCGGGGTCGGCGTGGCGACCCTCCTAGCTGGCGCAGCAGGCACCTCATCGAGTCGGATGGGCATGGTTACGGCGCGGGGTCAACCAGCGGCGTGCCATCTTCATCGTAGCCTTTCACCACCCAGCGGCGGCCCTTCTTGACGATGGTGTCGCCGACTCGTGGCCGGAGGGGGCCACGCAGCGCGCCTTCCTGCCCAAAGGGGCCAGGCGCGCGGGAGGCGAGCACATCGACGTTGCGCGTGATAGGCTCCGCCCGCTGGCTCGTCGCAAAGCCTTTGGCCGCTTCCAGCCCGCGGGCGATAGGAGACTCCCGTGCCATCCCCGCAGGGCGCACACGAGGAGCCGGAGCCGTCGATGCTGGTGCAGCGGGTGGCACCCCCATAGACGAGGCTCCACCATCAACCAGCGACTCCCCCACCTGGTCAAAGCTGGTGAGCGGCTCATCGCTGTCCTCAGTGCCCACGCCAATGAGGCCACTGTATTCATTGAACAACTCGATGGTGCGCCGCTTGACGGCATCGGCCAGCGTCTCGCCTTCGCGTGGCTCAAGCTCCCCCTGGTTCAATTCGTTCTGCACTTGAGTCGCCGCGACCTGGAGTGCCGCGCGCTTGTTGGCGGCCTGCTGCGTGCGCACCCCTGAGCCAAACTGGCCGCCCAGGAGCGACTCGCCCAACTGCCCACGGCGCTCTGGCGTCAAGCCGCCCACGGTTTCTTCCGCGAGTTCGCCCTGGATATTCTCCAGGGTCGGGGCAACCTCCATCTGCGCGGGGTCGAAGCCGCCCGCGGTATCCTTCAGGTCAGGGTCACTCTGCGCGCGCAGGATAAGGTTGCGCAGCGCGATGGTCTGCGACTTGGGAGAGAGGCGCTTGATGAGTTCCACCGCGGCCTCAAAGGACTTCCGCTTGTCCTCACGCTTATTCCGGCGCGTGCCCTGAAAGCTCTCCACGCTGGCACTGATGCTAGGCGTGTCGATAAAGGGGTCTTGGGCCATCACTTTACTCCTCCCACAATCAGCTTACCAATCGCCGCCGCGGTGTCGGTTGCCTGCCCCGCATCGAAGCCACCACCCGCCCCAAAGAAGCCTTTGGTCGGCGCGGTGCGGTCAAACTGCGTCTCCATCGTGGGGCCACGCAAGAAGTTGAGCGCGTCCTGAATAATCGGCGACGCTTCGGGCCGCGTGCGAATGAACTCCCCTAATTCCAATTCAAGCTCCTGACTCGCCAACTGGCGTTCCAGCGGCCCCATCTGGAGTGCCGCGCGGGCCTGCTCCAGTGGGAAACCCTGGAGGCTCTTGGCGATGTCCGGCGCAATCGAGAGGCCCCTATACATTCGGTCGAGTGCTTGGCTCTGGAGGTCAGCGCGCTTCTCTTGACCCGCCAGTTGCAACTGTGCCTCCTGCGAGGACAGGCCCTCCTCCACGTCACGCTGAGCGCGCCGCTCGGACTCTGCCCGTGCGGTGCCAAAGAGTTGACCTGGGCCAATGAAGCTCTCCCGAATCTGCGGCAGGGTTTCCTCACGGAAGCGGCGCAGCGTCGGTTGCCGGTAGCCTGTCTCAAAGAGTTCGGTGAGCTTCTCTGGCGAGAAGTAGTCCGGCGTCTCGCCGCTCAAGAGGCGCGTGAGCGCGCTGCCCTGCTCCTCGCCGAATGCGGGCTTCTCCTCCGCGAGAAAGTCCCCCAACTTCGAGAGGCCCACGGTTTCAATATCGGTGGGCGTGTACGCCTTCTTGAGCCGCTCGGTATAATCTGGCAGGCTTGGCAGCCCCTTGCCGATGCGCTCCGTGATGAAGTCAGCAAGCGGAGCCTCAACGCGGCGCGCCGACGGTGTATACGGCGACACCTGTGTCACCTCTGTTTTCGGCTTCTTGCCAAACAGGACTTGCTTAAAGAAGCCCATCGAAGCTCACCTCCTCATGTCAGGTTGGCAAAGCGCAGCACGCTATTCAGTCGATAGTAGATGCGCAGGAGGCCCCCACCGTCGACCAGGACGGCCTGGCCCTCCTCCAAGTCGCCCAGCGCGGGCGCTGCGGTCAGAATCGTGCGTCGAGAATAGCCAAGCGCGAGGTCATCAAAGATGCGCGAGACGGCATCGAGCGTCGCACGGTGCAGGCGCGTGAGGTACTCATCGAGTAGCTCGTTGCCCGTCACAGGAGGCAGCGGCAAGTCCAATTCGCGCGGCGTCTGCATGACCGGCATTTAGAGTATCCCCTGGTCGACGTAGCCAATCTCAAAGCTGCGCGCGTTCAACTGGCCGTTGCTCACATTATTGCGCAGTCGGAAGCGCACCTTTTGGTACGTGAGGTCACACTCAACATTGTAGCGCGTCCAGTTGCCGGTCAGCGTGACCGTTTCGAGGAGCACATACGTCGCGCCCTCGTCAGTGGAATAGTACACGTCAACCGCGGTGCCCTTCGCCTCGAAGTTGAAGTCGAAGTAGCGCCGGAAGGTGCGGGTATAGTTATCACCACTGGTAAGGTCAGGCGTATCGAAAATCACGTCCATCGTCGAGCCGTCGTCGTTAAACTGGTTCTGCGACCACTCGGTCAATTTGCCCACGCTCGACCCCATGAGGTTGGTCGGCGCGTTCGTGGAGAAGGTGCGGTCGTCCCAGCGCGCCACCTGAGAGTCCCAGGTGCCTGCCGCGTTATTCCACGAGGTCGTGGAGGTGCGCCGGTAGTAGCCCATCGCGCCCGCCGCGTGCGCGAGGGAGTCTGTGCTCCACGTCTTGTCGATGAAGTTCCATTTGTAGATGCGGTCGGGCAGCGTGTCGCCCGTCTCAACGATGCACAGCCACACCTCGTTCAGTTCCTCGACGATGTGCATGAAGCTGCGCGAGCCATTCGTGGCGTCGACAGTGGCGCGAAGCTCGCTCTGAATCTCGTCCCCAATGGGCACGATGTCCGGCCCGCCATCAAAGCGGTAGACGTTCAGGTCGCTGCCCAAGAAGATATGCTCGCCCCCTAGGTCGGCGACGCAGCGCTCCGCGGCCAGCCCAATGCCGGTGATTTTCGTCGTGAAGCGGTAGACGATGGAGCCGCCAACGTGCTCTTGAATGACGATGGAGCGCTCCTTGTAAATCGCCATCTTGGAGCCAAGCTGCACCGCGTTGAGAACCCAGTCGCTCCCATCACGCAGGTCAGCAGAGCCGCTCGTGCCGCCAGTGAGGGTCGTCACCGCGGCGTCCGTCCACTTCACGCGCTGGCGCACCACCGTGCCACCATCGACGCAGTCGTAGAAGTTGAGGTGATTCTGGAAGGTGCGCACCACGCGCGCGCGCAGCGTCGCTGCGGTATACAGGTTGACGGCCCGCGCGGTTGTGCCATCCCACTCCTGAATGGAGTCAACGTAGTTCGTCCAATAGAAGCGGTCGGTGGCGGGATAGTAATCAGCGGTGAACACGTCATCCTCATCACCCGTGAAGTCCACGTCGACGCCCGCCACTTGGATGGTGCGGTTGGTGAAATCATCCGTGCCGGAATTGTAGCTGCCGACCTTCTTGGTGCTCCAGGCAAGGAGGAAGTCGGTGCCATCCGTGCGAAAGAACTGGTCGATGTGCATGATGGCAGGCGTGCCGGAGCCGCCAAAGAGGATGGGGGACGCGCTGCCAGAGAACTGCGTGCGCCCAAAGCGCTTGCGCACCTCACCAAACTGGAGCGTGGTGTTGCGCGTGAAAGGCGTCTTGCGTGGGTCGAGCATTGTTGGAGGGCGGCGCAAGTCCAGGCCACCGACCGGCGCAAGAATCGTCTCGAACTTTTCACGCAGGGGCATGACCCTTCTCCAAGAGCGCGTTCAGGCGAATGAGCGCCTGCTTGACCTCGACAAGTTGCAGGGCGTTCCAATAGTATGCACAGTGCCCAACGCGCAGCGCGTCCGGCGCATCGTGGGTGAGCAGTTCCACCCAAAACATACACTTGTCTTTAATGCACGTCGCCTTGAGCAGCGGGCAGAAGAACTGCTGGCTCACGCCCGTCTCCCCGATAGCGGGGACGTGGTCGTTCATCCCCACGGGGAAGCCCCGTGAGATGCGTGCCACCTGGTCGTGGTCGGCACGCGGCACGAGGCCGCGCTCGTCAGTGTCCATCGCTTAGTCCTTTTGGAAGATGACCACCTGCACGAAGGCAGGAATGTTGTTCACGGAGGAAATGGGATGCGTATGTCCTGAGGCGGCATCCGCCGCGCTGTTGTTAGGTACGGTAAGGTTCTGGATTGGCCCTGAGTCATTGGAACCCTGGAAGAAGTCTCCAGAACTCCAGCCATTCGCGTTGCGTTGGTTAGTAACTGTATGACCGTGTGCTGGAATCCCTGACTGCGCCGAGGTGAGAGTTGTGCTCCCCGTCACCGCCCCGTGGTCATGTGTATCCGCCCCACCCGTCGTGAGCGGCGTGGCGTTGATGCGCATGAACTTGTTGCTGTACGTCGCGCTCACGTTCGTCCAGCCCGTGCGCGCAGTGGTGACGCTGGACATCATCCAGTCGCCGGTCTTGCTGCGCGTATAATCGTCAAGCGCGGCCAAGTTGAGTTTTCCGGCAGCGGTCAACTGGACGGTGGTGCCCGCTTGATTTCGCCAATGCAGTTCCGAGTTGGACGAGACGAGCAGCGAATAGGCAATTCCAGCCAGCGCCACCGCGGTGGGGGCCGCTGCCGAGTCGGGCAGCGTCACCTGTCGATGGTAGCCCGTCCTCGCAGCGTCGTCGGTCGAGGGATACCAGTGGTCAGTGTTCAGCCGCTCCCGCACGTCACGCTTAAAATCGCGGATAGCATCGTCCCCGGACGAGAGCGCGCTCGTTCCAGCGGGCGCGGTTTCGTCCCACGACGCTGTATATGTGGGCATTGACCCTCCTTACTGTGGCGGCGTCTTGGGAATGTGCAGCGCGGCATAGACCGCCAGCACGGAGGCCCCTAGCGCGTTGCCGTACACCGTGAGCTTCTCCGCTGTCAGCGTCCCGTTCAGGTGGTCAGCGACCACGCCAAAGAGATTCGCTGCCACGATGGCGACCGCGCCGATGAGCGTGCGGTAGCCCTTGAATGGGAGCTTGTCCACCAATTTCAACAAGCCGGTGAGTATTGTGTTCATGTATCCCTCCGCGTGAGCCGCGGCACTCCCGTCATGGTGACGGGAGGCTCGGCACGACAATGGGAGCGGTCACAATGGGCCGGAGCGTCGCCGGATTGCGATTGGCGCGCGCCAGCGCACAGGTGCTCGTCTCCACAATGAGGTTGACCGCCTTCCCGCCCAAGTCCACGGTCAGGCACAGCACGAAGTCCTTGACGTAGGTAAACGTGTTTTTGAACACGTCCCCCACGCCCGCTTCCGCGTGCGATGGCGCTGCGCCGCACAGCACCAGTACCAGCCCTGCGACCACGAACGCTCGTCGCATTGTCTCGCCCTCCCCTGGTTACGCCCCGCGCGCCATGCCGCGCAAGAGCGTCAGCATTTCCGTCAAGGCTTGCATCATCTTCTCGTGCTCCTCCCGCTGATGCCGATGGGCCTCCTGCATCCCGCTGATGGCCTCTACGGCGCGCTGGTCATGGGTCGAGAGGAGGTGTTGCAGCGCGCCAATGTGGTTTTCCAGCAGCGATGCGTAGCGCTCCTCCCGCTTGGAGGATTCGCGCATCGTCGCCGAGGTAATTTTCCAGAGCGCGTAGACCGCGCCCAGCGAGAGCACAATTCCCAGGCCATACTTCACTGTGAGGTCGAGCCATTCGGTCATGGGCATGGGTGGTCAGTCTCCGTCCATGTCGCCGTGCTCGGCGACTGGTCAGTCCACGAGGCGGTGGTGATGTCCACGTTCGACCACGAGGTCGACGGGAGCGCGATGGGCGACTGCCAGCCAGGACAGTGCGCGAACACCGCAGCCGCGAAGTCCTGATACCAGCCGAGCACATCAAAGGCCCGTGCGGGGTCGGTCACGCCAGGGAGTCCCGTCTGCGATGTCGCAGGTGGCATGAACTCTGCGGACGTGGCAGGAATCGTGAGGGGCTTAAACGGTGCGGCGACCTGCTCCCACGTCGTTAGGAGCGAGAGCGCGGGTGGCGCGTCCTGCGCGCCCAGCAGGCGTAGCTGCGTCAATGCAGCCTCTCGCTGGGAAGCGGTCAATGGAATGTTGGGCACTTTCCAGAGCGAGGCGTCGTTGACCCATGTGCCGGTGAGCACATCGAGTGGCGCGGGCGCATCCTGCGCGCCGGTGAGCATCAGTTGCCACAGGGTTGGGGCCTGCCGCGCAATCACCGCCGCCGCCGCCGTAAACCACGCGGAGGGGTCGTCGACCCATTCCACATGGGGAAGGTCGAGGTTCTCAAAGCCTGTCTCCGCAGGGAGATTCTGCTGCGCGAGCATCGCCGCGAGGAGCGCGGCATCAAACACCGGCAGCAGGCCCAGGGGGATGACGTAGCCCGACGGGTCGCTGACCCACTCGGTCAGCAGGTCAATCGCGTCGGGTGGGTCAGTATAGCCAGGCAGCCCCACCTGGTCGTACATCGCCTGGAAGGTGGGAATCGCGTCAAAGACCGTCGGAAGCCACGGGGAGGTGTTATCTCCCCACGTCGCCAAGAGGTCAGGGTCGAGTCCTGGGTCTGGCGCGCCAGGCAGCAGGAGTTGCGCGATGGAGGGCACAGTCAGCGCCGCGTCAAAGACGACGGGCGGCGTGAAGTATTGAAATGCCGCGTCGTCCTCCCAGCGCTGAGTGAGGAACCACCCATCGCGCTGAGCCTGTTCAGTGGTCGTGTCCAAGAGGTACTTCATCAGTCACAACTCGTGTGCACGAGTTGCTCCCATGCCGGTAGCAGCGGGTCAATCGCGCCGAGCGCCAAGAAGGGCGTGATGCGCGCGGTGGCGTCCGCCGTCGTCCAATTCACCGTGAAGCCATTGATGTCGTGCGACACGTAGTCCGCCTCGGCATTGATGACCGGCGTGCCCGCTGTCATGTCACCAGTCACCAGTGAGCTACTATGCCGACGGTCGGCCACTGAGGTCAGCGCGGCATCTTCATCCATACCAAAGATACACCCGCGCTCGGTCGCCGCGGAGGCCATACCAATGGTCTGTTTAGAGTGCGTGCTAAACACCCCATCGTTGCCGGAGGTGTCTCCGCTACCCGCAAAAATCACGGCTATCGGCTTGAAGCCCGTCCCTGTGATAGCTTGATTGCCGGTGGCTCCTGGCTGCGTGACGATACCCGTCGCGGCCAGTACGCCCTTGATGGCGATATAGCCAATCGTGACCGCGACATCAACGGTGGTCATGTTGACGGTGAACCCATCAGCATCCTGCGACACAAAGTCCGCTGCGACCGTAATGGCTGCGCCATCGAGGAGCAGTAAGCACTTCGTCGTCGAGTAGACGCGCTGCGTGTCCATCGTTGCCTGCGCATCACGGGAAAACCACGCTATCGCCCAACGCTGCGTAGACGACACGCCACACCCTAGCATGAGACGCGCGTTGACAAAGCTGCCCAGGGTCGTGTCGCTGATGCTCCCTCCAAAGAGCATCACGTTGGGCTTGAATCCAACGCCAGTCACCGCTTGATTGCCAGTCGTCCCATTGGCGTTGAAGGTGCCTACCGCCACGGAAAGGTCATCACCGCCGAGGGCCAGGAAGAATACCTTGCGCGAAGTCGCGTTCGCGGTGGTGATATCGACCGTGAAGCCGTTGGCGTCCATCAACACGAAGTCGGCTTCCAAGTCCACAGTGCCATTGTCGTTATAGGTGAAGCAAGACGTGCTGACGAAGCGCCGGTCGGCAATCGACGTAGCTGCCGCGTCGCGCGAATGCCCTGACGCTGCCCACCTGGCCGTGCTGCTCGCGGCGGCCCCAATCGCGGAGCCATAGTTCCCTCCCGAACTAGGATCAGTCGTGCCAAGGCGCGACATGAAGAAGATGACGAGCTTCGGCTGGAAGCCAGTGCCCGTCACGGCCTGGTTGCCGGTCACGGTGTTGGTATTAAAGTTCCCAACGAACGCCTTGACGGCCATCAGCGCATCATGGCCCCCACGAGGTTCACGAGCAGACGATTATGCTTCTTCCCAAATCAGCGTCACGTCCACCGCGCCTGCGGCGGAGGAGATGACGCGGCAGCCCGCCTTCACGCCGCCAACGGCGTTCGAGACGAGGATGCCCATGCCCTTCGGCACCGCCCACCGCATCCCACCGCGCTGATTGAAGCCGAGGTTGAGGAGCGAGTTGAGCAAGTACGCCGTCGGCTCCGCGGTGTAGGTGTTCGCGCCCACCACCAGCGAGGCGTTCGAGCGCGCATCGAGCTTGCCAGGCGTCTGCGCCGTCGACGTGCCCGCGGTCGTCGCATCGAGCCGCTGGATTTCCGCGCGGTGCCCTGTATCCGCAGGCGAGGTCGCCCCTGCGCCGGTCGTGATGTATTCTTGAATCTCGTACTCCTCTCCTGCCGCGTCACAGTGACCCGTCAACGCGGTGGTCAAGCCGGTCGTTGTCACAAACGCCGGAACGCGCAAAACAAACCGTGCCATCACAAACCCTCCTACGTTCGTTCCCCACCAAGCGTCGTCGTGAGGCCAGCCCACGAGCGCTCCTGGTGGAACGTCTGCCCCACCACGGGGACGTTGTCATACACTCCCGACGCCCCAATCCGCTTGCACCGTCGGCAGATTTCCCGATACATCATGCGGGCATTGTCATGCACCGCCTCCACGTCCACGTCCGTTTCGTCCTGGCAGAAGCGGCACCAGGGCCGCTCGATTGGCTGAAACGGATTGTGTGACGTGACCCCATGCCTGAGCATCACCAACTCCCCAGCCCGACAAACGGGTTCTTCCAATACTCACCGACTGGCGACGGCGCAGTTAGGTATGCCTCCACCACCGGCTCCCAATCCCAATCACGCGGGTCGCCCGCGATGGCATCCCGCAGGAGTGTGACGCTCTTGGCATACCACTCGCTCGCGTCCGCCTCGTATTCTTGGAGCATAGCGAACGCCTCGCCGGTCAGACGCGCGACCATGAGGTCGTCCTTATAGATGAGGTCAGGCGTCTGCGTGTCGCTGGTCAAATCCTGCGGCCACACGCTCATACGAGCGCGCAAGGTATACGCCGCATCAGGAATCGGGAGCACCTCGAAGCCCTTACCGAAGCGCGTGTACCACTTCGGCCTCGCCTTTGAGGGCCACGTCGTCGGGTCAGGAAACAGCGCATCGAGTTTCCGGCGTGACAGGTACGACAACTGCCGCGAGTTTGACCCGTCCACGAGGGTCAAGTCATAGGCTTCACGGAAGTTCAGGTCAGTCGCCACCGGCCAGGAGTACGCCTTCGTCCCGTTCGACGTGCTCATGTCCGCCGTCTTATTGAACTCGGTGAACATGAACCCATTGGGCGTGCCAGGGTCTTGGTCGCTCGGTGGCACCACGCCCCGTGCCACCCACGGCTGGACGCTCTCATTCAAGGCGGTGATGAGACGCGACTTGAAGGTCGTCGTCCCATCCGCAGCGACGGTCGCCAACTTCCGACCGACGTTGTTGGCCGCTTCGGACAAGATGTCCAGCCGTGTCAAGGCCATCAGAGGAGTCCGTAGGCCACGAAGCGCACGTCATCCGTCGCGGAGAGGTCGGTCGTGTCCGGCACCTCCTTCAAGCCCTGGAGGTTGTACGTCGTGCTCACCGCTGTCCCCATCGCACGAAAGACGGACTCCGCCGCCGCGGTGTTGAGCACCAGCGCGCCAGACGTTGAGTCAGCCGCCCCCGTGGCACCCGTCGTGATGCCCTGCGTGTACGCGAGCACCTTGTTGTTGGTCTTGTCCCACTTGAAGGTGTACCCATCGTCGCTGATGAACGTGATTTGGAGCGCCGTGCGGAAGGAATTGGTGATGCCGGTCGTTGACTCACCACCCGTCGGATAGGACGAGTCAAACGCAATCTTGCCGGTCAGCACCGCATACGGAGAGTTCTTGCCCACGCGGTACGACCGCGGAGCATCTTTCGTGACGGTCAGAGCCATCGGGATGGCCCTCCTTTCAGTTCACGGCTCGCCCCACCTTTGAGCACCCGTAGGTGTCCGACGAGTCGTGCTGGGCGCGCCCCTAACAGCCCCCGCCATCGAGGGCGCGCCCTCACACGGTTTGCCTTACGGCCAGAGCATCAACACCACAGGCCGCAGTTCCGTATCCACGCTCGCGGTGTTGAGCATGACCCCCACTTTCGGGCCGGTCGCCACCGCGTAGACCTCCACCGCGCCGTCCACCAAATCCGAGGCCGCAAGCTCGACGCCGGAGCCTGGCGTGCCATCACCGAGCACCGACGCTGGCCCCCACGTCTGGAACCAGCCATAGGTCGCGGCGGTCAAGACCCCCTTCGCGGCAGGCCCCACCAACACGGCGGTCGGAGCAGAGGGGTGGATAATCACGTCCTTGAACGGATGCTTGTGCAGCGACATCTTCGCGCTCGTGGGGCCAGCCACAACAATCGGGTCGTAAATCGTCACGGTCTGCGTCGCCGAGGCGGCGGCCAGCGCGTGATTCCGAATCTTGTAGGTGTACCCCTTGCCCGTGCCCGCGTTCGCCACCAAGTACCCCTCGGCGTACTGATTGAGGGTCGTCGCCGTCGCGCCGAGTGTGACCTTCACGTCCACGTCGCCAATCACCGTCGCGGTCTGGATGGCGAGATTGATGTGGTTCGCCACCGCCGCCGCGCTCTGATTGATGCTCCCCGACACGCTCGCGGTCGCGCCCATTAGGCCGTAGCGGTAGACCCGTGTATCGTCGAGGCCCAGCCGCGTCCCCAAGGGGAGCTTCTGTGTCGTCGACTCGTCAAAGAGCGACTGCACATGCGCCGTGGCACTCGTCTTTTCATACGCCATCGTACTCACTCCTGCCCATTGGCTTGGGCGGTAGCCCCGCCCGCATTGGCTTGCGGACGGAGCACGTTACACACCCCACCACCATCACGCCGCGATGGCGGTCAGCTTTCCTTGCGACTTGCGGTTCACGCACACCACATTCAAGGCCGTCACGACCTGCGCCACGCGGTCAAGCTGGTTCGGGATGGGCTTCCACTCGGTCATGTCCATCTCGATGGCGCTGTCAATCACCGCCTCGAAGAAGTTGGTGTTCAAGAACCACATGACACCCGCAGGCGTCGCGGCGGGCGACCACTCAATCGGCACGCCCTTGAAGTTCAAGCCGCCAGTGCCGACATCAGCGCTGCCGTTGCTGCCGAGGTTCACAATCTGCTGCAACGGAGCCACGACCTCCATCTCATAGAGTTCGTAGCTCGCCTGGTCAGTCATAATCAGCGTCGGCTTGTTCGAGGGCACGTCAATTTGCCGGACGTTGTTATACACCGTCGTCATGTCACTGCGCAGGTACACCGCAGCCGCCCCCGTGGACGCGGTGAGCTTCGACTTCCAGAACGTGTAGGTCGCCGGAGCGAACCCCGCGTAGGTCGCCGTGTCGTCCACGATGTTGCCCAGCCCGTCAATCGCCAGGCCGCTGTCGCCGCTGCCGTCCCCAAACAGCGCCGTTTCGAGCTTGTCTTGCAGCGACCGCTTGAGGTTGTTCACCTTCCCCTGGAGCAGATTGCGAATCTGCGCCTTCGACTTGTTCTGCTGGTCATCGACGAAGAAGCGCGTGACGTTGCCCGTCAGGTACTTCCAGTCGACCTTGCCCGTGCGCAGCGGGTCAGTGTCGGCCAATGAAATCGTGCCGCCCTTGCCGATGAAGGCGACGGTTTCGTTCTTGTTCACCTCAAGCTGGAATCCAATCCAGCGCCCACCACCGGACTCCCGCCGAATACCCTTCGCCTGCATCTGCTTCCAGAACGTCGTGGCATTGAACACGGTGTTCGCCACGTCGTCCCGAAAGAAGTTCTGCCAGGTTGTTGAATAAACGGTATCCAGAGTCTCGGAGAGGGTCGTTGAGCCGAATGGCATCTGACCTCACACTCCCTTACTCAATCCGTTCCCCTGAGACGCCAGCGGCCTCGAACGCATCGTCGAGCGCCTCGTCGAGTGACTTCTTTTTCGACGACTTGGTCGCACGGGGAGTGATGCCGCCTGGCCTCTCCTGCTCCGTGCCACGCCGGTGACGTTTATCTTCCGCGTCGGGCTTAATCTTCCCACTGACGAACTGGTCGCCCTTGACCTGCTTATAGGCCGCGAGGACGGTGATGTTCGGGTTCTTGCGCGCGATGTCGAGAATCTCATCCTTCATATCCCAAAAGTCGGGATACTTCGCGGCCACACGGTCGATGTCGATGGCCGTTTTGACGTTCTCCACCTCGTCGCCCAGCTTCCCGAACTCGCCTTCGATGTCCTGCGCGATGCCCTGGAAATCCGCGCGCAGCACACGCACGATAAGCGCGGCCAACTCCTTCTTGGAAAGCTCCTCCCAATCAATCTTGGTGAGGTCGAGCGCTTCCCCGCTGGACTTGCCCTTGCCATCGCGCCGTCCCTTGTCCTCGCCGTCATCGCCCGCGGCCTCGCGCCGCCGCTTGTCCGCGACCCACTCCAGGTAATCGGGGTCGGTCATCGCGCGCTGGGCTTCGGTCAAGCGCGTCTTGCTGTCCTCAAGCTCACCCTTGAGCTTGGTGTGCTCCTCAGTGGATACAACTGTCCCCTCGCCGTCGTCACCCTCTCCGCCATTCGCGGCGGCTCCAGCCTTGCCCTCACTTGGCATCGCTCACTCCTGCGGCCACAGGGGCCGCCGTTGGCGCGCTCGTGCGCGCACGGGCCTCAAACTCGGCCTCGCGCCGAGTCTTGATGTGCTTGCCGTACCCAATCCCCATCAGGGCGCGAGCCGTCGCGACCCAGCGTCCTGTCCAAATCCCATGATAGTCGGTGCGCCAGTTGTTGCGCGGCTTCGACGGGTCGATGGCGATGACGAGTACCAGCGGGTAGCCCTCGTAGCCCGCGGGCCTTGCCTGCGTCGGGTCAGTGGGTGCCTTCACGCCCACAGGGAGTGGGCGCTGCGCAATCGTTGATGTCCCATTGTCACCATCCATCGCATCCCTCCGTCGCTAGAGTCCAAGACACAGCTTGCCGCGCGCGGCGCACTCTCGCTTATAGTGCACTGCACTCCTGACGACCACTGGCGTATCTCCAAGATTCCAGGCGACCATCGGAAACGTCGGCGCGCTGCCACGCTTGGCGACAGGCCGGTAGTGCTCGCATGGGGCGTCCAGCGGGATGAAGGGGTCACGACCCACAGACCGGCACGCACGGCACCAGGTCTTGCTGGCGCGTCCGTAGCCGTGGATGCGGGGGCGCTGCCCGCCCGCAGCGAGTTCCTTCTGATACGTCGGTCGAACGAGAATCGCCGTCATCCAGTCACACGGCGGCCAGTGGATTTTGCCGCAGTAGCCGCAGACCATGCGTCATGGCCGTCCCCGCACGAAGATATCCCAGCCCTCCCCAACGATGCGCCAAATGAGCGCGAGGGCAAACAGGGTGCAGACCCCAAGAGTGACCTCATCCCAGGTCATAGGCCACCGCCCCCAAACGCGCCTTGCGGCGTGTCTTGGGTACGCTGTTGCGCCTGGACAAACTTATCGACGCTGGCCGGTCGCTGCGGTGAGGAGGTCAGCGCCGGTTGCACGCCAGTCGTCTGCGTCGGATAAATCTCGCGCAGGTTCACGCCAGGAAACTCCGCGAGCATTTGACGCACTAGGGGTTGAATGTTGCCCCCCGTCTTGGCGACAAAGGCAATCGCGGCCATCAACTCATTTCGGCGATTCGCCTTCGTGGTCGGAATCCCGCTGTCTGGGTCGACCTGGAGATTGTATTCGCCGCGCAACTCCGGCCCCGTGTACTTCACCCACTGCGCCGCGCCGTCGGGGCCAACGACCTGCATCACGCGCTTCGCCGTCCACATCTTGAAGATGATTTGGTTGACCTTGCGCAGCATCTCGACCAGCGTGTCCGCGCCGACATCGCGGCGCGCGTCCATGCGAATCTCGCTGCCCTGCTGGACGGCGCTGACTTCGCGGGCGGTGATGTGCGTCTTGCCCTGGAACTCACCGGCCTGCACACGCGAGAAGCCGACAATTTCACGCGAGTCATTCATAATCATCTCGCGCGCGACGCGGAAGTCGTCGGGGATGGTGGCGCTCAACTCTTTGATGTCGCGCTGAACATCGCCGTTCATCTCCACGACGGCCTTGACCTGCTCGCTGGTGAGCCGGTCGATGTCGGCGGGGGTGAACGCTTTGCGCTTGGCGATAATCTTGGCGACCGCGGCGCGTCGATGCTTCGACCATTGAGTCGTCACATCGTTGATTTCAAGCTGCTGTGGCTTGAGATACAGTGCGTCCGGCGTCGTCCAGAAGAAGTCGGGGTCGTCATTGAAGCTGACCACGCCCGCGTTCAAGCCCTCAATCTGCAACTCGTCGACCTCGTTGCGCATGAACTTACCGTGCGAAGGCGAGACGGCGTAGACCCGCCCCGTGCGCAGGTCGTGAATCTCGTAGAACTCGTGGTAGTCGCCGACCTCCTGCATCTTCTCCAAGATCGCCTTCCGGCTATCTTTTCTATCCATCGCGTCGGGGCCGACGTTGGGCTTGAGGTCGCCCACCTCGTTGTACTTGCGGTCATCCTTGATGTCTCCCACGAGCCGGACGACGCGGCGCGCATACCACGGCGCGCGCTTCCACTGGTCAAGCCCCCACGGGACGACCCAATCTTCGGGGTTCACGTCGGCCACCCACGGCATCCCAGGGCTAATCGTCGCGTCGAACTCGATGCGCTTGCCGGACTTCTCATCAAACTGCGTCAGCGAGGCGTCCTCAAAGACCTCGGCATCGAGGGCCGAGCGGTCGACGCCGAACTCGCTATCGTAGCCGACAATCCAGGGGGCCGCGCCGCACAGAAACGAATTGAGGCCGCAGCGGCGAATGACCGGCTTGACCATAATTTCGCGGATGAGCCAGTTGTCGAGCGTCTCCACGAGCTTGGCATGGAACGCGAGGTCGGGCCGGTTGGGCGCGGTGACGACGACCTTCGGGTCGCGGAAGTAGAAGTTGGCGAGCATGGCCGCGCCCCGCGAATAGATGAGGTTGACGGGCAGAATGTGCTCCGCGAAGCGGTTGCGCCAGGCCATCTTGGCCTGCGACCACTCTAGCGAGCGCCCGAACTTCTCGCGGTAGCGGATGCCGAGCTTCACCTGCTCCTGCCACCACTCAACGGGTTGGTCGCGTCTAGGACGACCCATGCGTCACCAGTTGTTTGCACTCCACGCCTACGTCATGCACGACGCCACAGTGCGCGCACGTCGGCGGCGTGTCCATGAGCATCCGCGCATCGCGCACCAGCGCGCAGTCGGGCCGGTGCGCCGTGTCAGCGCCACACGCAGGGCAGCGAACAAACATCAGTCGTTCCGAAATCCCTTTGCGCGAGCACGCTTGGTCGCCTCGCCGCGGCGGTCGTTGATGAAGCCCCCTTCGACGGCGTCCTCCAGGGGGGAGCGCTTTTTCTTCTTCTTGGGGGCCGCCCCCTGCGTAGCCGCGCGCAGCTTACGCGCCATCTCTGAGGCTTGCTCACTGACCGGCATCAGTCCCTCCGTGATAAGACGCGCTCGACGGGGCCAGGAGCACGCTTGCGCGGAATCCTCGCCCCACCCCGTCGGGCCACATCAAGCGCGATGGCGACGGCCTGGCGATGCGGTGTGCCGTGCGCCTGCTCCGTCTGAATGTTGCGACCAATGTTCCGCGTGCCCGCACGCAACGGCATCTCATGCACGCGCCGCCGCAAGGGACTGCATCTGCTTGACCAGCGTGCCCCGTGAGGGCTTCCCCTTGCGGCGCTTACCGCGGTTCATCGCCTTCGCCATCGACATCGCCTCATGGGACGGCGCGTTCATGGACTTCGTGTAGCCCTGTGCCGCAGGCATCCGTCGGTTCCTCCTTGTGGTAGAGTACTGCGTGTCGAGCGTCTCCGTCAACGTCGGCGACGGGAACGCCATCAAGCCAAGACCCCTTCCGCCTCTAACTCTAAGGCGCGAATCAGTGCAGAGCGCGGCGGCACGATGCCGGTCAGGCGTGCGCCCTTCTTTTTCTTGCGGCGACGGCGCACAGAGAGCGGACGCCCCGTCGACGCAAACCAGGGCTGCCACAGCGCAGGGACTTCCTCAGGGGGCAGGATAGCCTGCATCCAGGCGTCCTCATTCCACAACGGTGCGTACTCATAGTAGTGGTAGGCAAGCGGCAAGTCGGGGGGTTCTGCGGGTTGCTGCGCTGCCACAGCCGCTTCGGGGTCAGTAATCGCTGGGGCTTCCAATACAGCACGCAGCCATGCCGCGATGTGCTCGTCCAGCCACGCCCCAATCATGGTCGGTGTCGAGTCCATCTGGTCGAAAGGTGGGTCGCCCTGCGCGCGTGCCTGCGCCAGTTCGGCGGCAGCCAACTCGGCAAAAGTGCCCTGGAGCCAGCCCGCAATCGTCGTCTCGGTTGTATCCAGCATGGGCGCAGCCACCGCGAGGTCTGGCGCATCGTGGGCTTGCCACGACGGCGCTTGAGCCGCGAAAGTACCCTGGAGCCAGGCCGCGACGTAGCGGTCGGCCCACTCCTGCACTGAGAGGTCGAGGCTTGGTGGCGCGAGCGCCTCTGGGGAGTCGGCCTGGCGTTCCTGCGACGCTGGAGCGACCACCGAGGTTTCGTCGAAAGTTGGTGTCGGCGAAGTGAGGAGGATGCTCATGGCTAAAAAGCCGTCACTTCCGCCCACGAAAAGTCGATGTACCAAGTGATGCCGTAGGAGGTGACATTAAGCACGCGATTCTCAATCACAAATCCTTCATTTTGCGCGAAAACAAATGGGTGTGTCCCGTTCACATCATCGAGCGTGTCCAACGGCCCCCACTGAGTTGTGGTATTGATAGCCGCAGCGACGTTATAAGGCAGCGTCGCAAAGAACTGCGCGTCTTTTGTTAAAGTGCCTCCTGTCATGCCTGCGGCTGCACCAGTGAGGGTGAGGTGCCGCACCGCTGCGCCGCCAGGATAAGCGGCCATTGACGTGCGTTTGACAGAGGTTGTGGGCGTAACCGTGTTTGTCGTATCCACCGCGGTAAATGAAGTGCACCGATAAACGTCCAGCGAGTTTTCCTGCGCGGTTCCCGCCGCTGTTTGGCCCGCTCTGAGCAGCAGCCGCGTCGGAATAATTAAGTTCGTCGCGTGGGTATTGCGAATCTCAAAGATACGTGAGTTGGCGGCCTGCGCCGCGGTCGAGGCGATGCGCACCGCCGTGCGATAGTGGCCGAGCGCGCCATATTCAAGCGGCTTGATGTGCACATTAGCCGCGCGAAATGTCGTGCCGCCGACCTCTTGCACTACTCCGGCGTTGCCCTGAATCTGGATAGCCATTATTTATGTCAGTTCCAGGCCCACGCGATTGTCCATGTGCCATACAGCCTGGTGCCTCCACCCCCCGCGCGTCCGCCGCCGCCGACTACGCCCCTCGGTGGCGTGACAGGTTCATTGAGTTGACTCGTATTGACGCCATAAATCGTAAAGCCCGTGCCCACCACAATGTTGCCCGCCGTCACTTTCAACGTTTCGACCATGTGCTCATCGGCACTGTGGTCAGCAGACGCTACCAAGCGCGGCCACGCTTCCACCAAGGAGGCGGACACAATGCCTGCCTGCCCTGTGACGGCCACCGACGCATCCGACTTCCCAGGGGACGCGCCAAAGTCCAACGTCGCGGTGCCGGACGCGCCCATACTAGCGCTCGCTAAAGACAGCGTAGGCGAGCACGCTTAGCCCCGCGGGAAGCGCCGCGTTATTGAAGTTCCACGCGAGCACCTCCGTGATGCCGCGCAGTCGCACGGGCTGACCATACAAGGCTAGGAAGTCGACCGCCACACCGATGAGGCCGCCAATGCCCGCCGTCGCAACCGCGGGCGAGTCGACATGGCCGCTCCATACGTCGCCCAGCGACGTGCCTAACGTCGGGTCAGCGGTGTACTGCAAGGCCGTCGCGGTGGCCGCGGGAAGTTTGCTATCCATCGGCACAGCCGCCGCCGACGCGGAGGTGCCCCCTGAGTTGGCCGTCGAGCGCTTGCGGATGAACCACGCATTGACGCCCGCGGTGGTCTGCACCGTCGTGAGGCCCATCTTGACCACTTCGACCACCTTCGTCGCACTCCCCGTGATGGTGAACACGTCATCCGGCGTGGCCCCTGGCGTAAACGCCGTGGACACCGCCGCGTAGAGCGACCGCCCTTCAAGAAGTTGCTGTTGCATCAGCCCTCCTGCCCTAACCAGTTGATGCCATCGCTCAGTCGGGGCACCTGCATATCGAAGTGGCCGCCCCGACGCGACTCGGCCAGTTCTTCCAAGACTTCGTCCAAGCGCACCGCGAGATGGCCCTGCGTGTCCGGCTGCCAGCGACGGGCCTCGCAGGGCAACTCCTCGACGGACACTGACGCGGGCAGCCCAATGTAGGGCACAAGGTCGCTCGCCGCGTCGACGAGGTCATCGTGCCCTTCCCGAAAGGGGAAGGTCAGCAACTCTTGGAGGAGTTCGGTGTGCGTGGCCTTCAAGTGAAACCGGCCATTCGAGGCGAGCGGCTGGAGCCGTCCGATGCGCGCGTGCTTGGTGCGTTCGCGTCGCTTGATGGCATCGACGGTAAAAATCAGGCCCGTCTCGGACATCTTGTCCTGAATGTCGTAGAGGAGAGCGACCTGCGCCGCGACGGCCTCGAGGGCGAGGCGCTCCAATTCGGGGTGCGCGCGGGCAAGCGTGAAGATGGCCTCGACGATTTCCTTCGGGTACAGGCGCGCCTTGATGTAGTCCAAGATGTAGAGATGCGCGTCATCCGTGACGCCGCCCACGACGATACCCGTGAAGTCGGCCTTGCCCTCGAAGGAGTACGCGGCATCGCAGGCCATGAAGATGCGCAGGTTCGAGGGGGCGCGCTCGTACATCGAGTCGATGAGCCAGTCGCGCTTGAACACTTGCTTGTCCCCTGAGATGGGATTGTTCAGGTATAGTGCATTGAACAAATAGGGGCCGATGTCACGCTCGATGCCCTGGAGCGTCGATTCAGGGAAGCGCTTTGGGTAGGTTGGCTGTCCCTCCGCGTCACGGCACGCGCGCTCAAAGACCTGCCAGTCCAATTCGTTGCCACTCGTCGGGCGCTCCATGATGTCTTGAATCAGGTCGCCGTATGTCCAGCGCGTGCCAAAAACCAGGCGCTCGCACGCGGGCGGATTAATCAGGAGCGGCTCCCCCATCTTGTGCCAGCCGATGACCTTGTCAATCTCGTCCCGCATCGGCATGAGTTCCTCGCCGGAGATGTCGTCCTTCTTCGGGGCAAGGGTGTCGTCCTCGACGATGATGTTGTAGTGGCGGCTCACGATGGTGGTGCCGACGCCCGCTCCCTCGAAGGTCGCTTCGGGGAAGCCGATGACCTCACGGTTAATTTCGGCGGCCAAGTCTGACCAGCGCGTGTGCGCAAAATCAGGGATGACTTCAGGAAAGAGGAGTTGGAAAAAGTCGTTGCGCTCGAACACGTCCTTGATGGCGTGGATGAACTTCTTGGCGTTCGGCTCACTGTTGGTGACGTAGAGCATCCGCAGGCTCGAATCTTTGACGGCACGCCAGATGAGGTACGCGCGGATGAGCGAGGTTTTGAGGAAGCCTCGCGGCAGAATCACGAGCGCGCGCTTGGGGCACTTTTGGAGAAACAGGCAGAGCGGGTAGTGCAGGACGGGGTCGAGGAAATCGAGGCGCAGGACGCCACGGGCGAACGTGAACAAATCGGCGAGCGCCGATTCACGATAGGCGTTACGCTTGGCGTCGTCTAGCTGGGCGTACACGGCGACAACATCTCAGCCTGCTCCGGTTTCGTCGCGTCCGCTACTTCTTGCAAGGCGACTGCCATCGCGTCAATCGCCGTCTCCGTCACGAACATCGTGTCGTCCTCCTCGCCGGTCTGCCCGATGAGCTTTTCGTACCTGTCGAGCAGATTCGAGGCCGCGCGCACTTTCACCGCTTCGTCACTCGCCGTGTCGCGCAATCGCACGAGCGCATCCAGGGAGGCTTCGCCCTGCATCAAGACTTTCTGGAGCACAGGGTCGGTGACGATTTGCGACATGACCTTCTGGCGCAGCACTCCAAGTGCGCGTGCTGCCTCGGCCTGGAACTCGCTGGTCTGCACCAGGCGCGCAATCGTGCGAGGGCTGTGCCGGAGGTCGAGCGCAATCTGTTTGGGGGACTGCCCAAGGAGGACGCGGTGCAGGACTTGCTGGTGCCAGGGTTTCGAGAAGTGGATGCCGCTGGCGTCACGCCGGAATTGCTGGAGCGCGGCACTCCCAGGATGGCGGCGCAGTTCTTGTCGGCGCTTCACCATGAAGCGCATCCCGATGACCCGACGACGAGGCCCGTCAGTTTCTAGCGTGTTCACGGGGCCTGGGAGCGACATTGTGAGTTGTGGACTCACCGAGTTGTCGCGCGTCGGGGGCCGCGGGACAAGCTACAATTCGACTTTCTACGACAGATGTACCTCACTTGGCGCACGTTTGTCAAGTGAAATTATTTCTGCTGGTGCTGGTGAGCGCTCCGTCGAGTGCGCCACAATCATAATCAGGCTCAGGGATTTTGTGCAGTGGGTCGGATAATGTGGGGGTGCCTGGAATATATATACACCCGTGTGGGGGGTTTCGTCCGGCCAGGGCACCGGCCACCGGCGACCCGCCAGCGACGAGCGCGCGCCGACCGGCGAGCGGGCAGGCTGGCAGGTGCTTACTCAAGAGATTGCAAATGTGGGTGTAGAGCTTTGTTGAGTTATCACATAGACAAACGCACAGACGACTTTTTATTGCGGTTCTGGTGCGCTACAGATGGGGAAGTCTCTACAAAGTACCCCTACAAGTCTCTACACCTTAAGTCCTTGTCCCATATGGTCTATGCCACTTAAAAAAGGTATGACGACTCTACACTAGGAGTGTGCGCGCAGAAATGAAGGGATTTATGTAAGTACTTGGTACATATATATTTAAAAACCCCCCTAACCCTCACCTAGTATGTAGAGACTTCCATCCCGCACACTCTAGATGTAGAGCCGTCACTACTTTTTAAAGTGGCATAGCCCTTGTGGCACATAGACTTAACCTGTAGAGACTTGGCACCATTTCGTGTAGAGACTTCCCCACCTGTTACCCACCAGAAGGCAGCACAAGCATAGCCCTGCTGTAGCAGCAGCAGCAGGCACATCCTAGGCACGTCCGGCGCAGCGTTCTAGCCTCAAGCCAGAGCCACCGGCCAGCCTTATCCAGGGTGGCGCTCCTGCTGCTGCTGGCAGGGCAGCAGAGGGCAGAAAATAAATATCCAGCGTCGCTGGCGCGCTCGTTCTCCGACGCTGAGCACGGCGCTTGACATGGAGTAGGAGAGGCGTATAGTGCGAGCATAGCACGGGACTATGGGCGTGCTACAGCGACGGTGCAGCGGCCAACCGGATTGGAGGTGAGCAGCAGCATGGAGCAGCAGCTTGAAATGGATTTTACCGGCCTGGTAAGCGACGAGCCACCGAGGCGCAGCAATCGGCGCGCGAAGCAGGCCGAGGTGAACCGCGCGTATCTGGCAGGCATGAAGGCGCGGCGCGAGGCCAGAGAGGCGCGGCGCATGACGGGGAAGCAGCAGGCAGCGTGAACGCAGCGTGAACGTGGAGCCGATGAGAACAGGAGAGAGCAACCAGATATGTATCAGCCAGAGCAGGGCGAGACAGTGATAGCCGAGCCGGTGAGTGCGGAGCTTGCGGCGCTGTGGGAAAAGAGCCGCGAGCTAGGCGAGAAGGCCGAGCAGCAGGGCGTCAGCACGCTCAAGCGCATCCTCATGGAGCAAGGCGGCAGCCTGCCGGACGGGGTGCACGACTTGCGGCGGCTGGCCGCGAGTCAGCCAGAGTGGGCGGCGCTGTGCCGTGCGGCGTCGCTGCATCACGCGGCAGAGGGACTCCGGCGGGCGTTCTTTGACTTGTGCTTCGCGCACTACGCTGAGGCGGTGCGCTTCTCAGGGCAGGGCGTCCGGCGTGATGGGGCGGCGTGGGTGCTCGTTGGGCTGAGTGATAGCTTTGACGAGCAGGCGTACCAGGCGCGCAAGGCGCGGATGCCGAGCAGCCTGCGCGGGCTGCTTGAGGGCTTGGGCGCGGAGCCGGAGCAGGAGGACTAGCGCCGCGGGCAGGTAGGAACACGGCGCGCGCGGCGGGTCTGCACAGCCTAGCCGCGCGGCGCTCTTGGTGCAGCGAGAGCAGAGGGAGCTTGAACCAATGGCGAGCAAGAAACTGACGGAACTGGTCGGGCTGGACGCGGCAGCGAAAGTGTTGGCCGCGACCATGAAGCAGGGATTACCGGCGCTCTTGATTGGTGAGACGGGCACCGGCAAGACGAGTCTGGCGCAGGACGTAGCGCAGGCGCTTGGGCGCGACGTGGCGCGTGTGAACTTGGACGGCGGCAGCACGGTCGAGGACTTGAAAGGCTGCCGGAGCCTCAAGGATGGGAGCACAGGGAGCGTAACGGGCTTTGATTACGGGGTGATTCCCAAGGCGATGGGAACCGGCGCGGTGCTTGTTTTGGACGAGATTAACGCGGCGCTGCCGGATACCTTGTTCCTGCTGCATCCGCTGCTTGAGCGTCCGGCGCGGTTTTACATTCCTGAGACGGCCGAGGACGTGAGCGCGGCGGCAGGGTTTGCCGTCGTGGCGACGATGAATCCGAGCCATGAGTATGCGGGCACCAAAGCCTTGAACGCGGCGCTGTATAGCCGCTTTGCCACGGTGATTCGGTTTGAGCCGCTAGGTGGGGAGCGACTAGTGCAGGCGCTAGGGCAGCACGTGCCGCAGGCCGACGCGGAGCAAGTCGGGGAAGTGGCGCACGTCTTGGAGGCCATTGAGGACTTGCGGCGCGCGGAGCGCATCGTTACCCGCGCCACGATTCGGGAGGGTATCGCGGCGCTGCTCTTGGGGCTGGACGGGATTAGCCTTAAGGACGCCATCCGATACTGCATCGTGAGCAAGCTGGAACTGCCGGAGCAGGAGCAGCTAGACCGGACGTACCGGCCACCGAGCACGAACGGGCATAATAAATGGACGGTGGAAGAACTGCTGACGCGCGCGGTCAACTATGACAAGGTCGTCAAGCAGGCCGAGCAGGTGCAGCAGGAGGTGTTGAAGTATGCGCGCGTCGCGGAGCTATTGCGGACGCTGGACACAGCCAACAAGGCCGCGAGCACACCGCAGCCGGAGCCGGTGTGATGAGATGAGACGAAGCCGCTTTTACTTCTTAGACGAGCGCGGGCGTGTCCGGTGGGCGTGGGAAACAGACGAGGCCGCAGCCGCACACGCCATTTTAGCGCGGGGTGAGGCGCGCAAATTGCGGCGTCTCACATGCTCGTCGAATTGGTGGGCGCGATGAGGCAGCGCGTGTTTACCGAGCGGGTGCGCTCGGTCTTGGCCGACAATGCCGGACTGCGGCGCAGGCCAAGGCAGGCGCGGGGTAAGTGGGTAGACGGCGCGCGCCTGGCGTTGGTGGGCGTGGGCGAGCGGCGCGTCTTTGCCAAGCCGGAACGGCGGCAGTGGCATGACTACCATGTCGTGCTGCTGCTGGATTGTTCCGGCTCTATGCACAGCAACGACGGCGGCACGTTCAGGGCAGCCGTTGAGGCCGTGCACGCGCTGGCGTATGCGCTCGGTCAGGCGGGCGCAACTGTGGAGGTCGTCGGGTACAATGCGGGCGTGGCGGTCATGCCCGCGTCGGTCTTGGCTGCGCGGCCTGGGAGTGGTGAGGCGCGGGCGTGGGCGCGTGGTGGTGCCTTACGCGAGGATGGGGACACGCGCACGCATCTGGCGATTGCCAAAGCGCGGGCGCTGTTTGAGCAGCGTGGCGCGCCTGGGCGCATCATGGTGGAGCTTACCGACGGGCGCGCGGATTCACCGAGCAAGGCCGCGCGCGAGTTAGCGCTAGCGCGGCGGGCGGGCGTGGTGTGCCTAGGCGTCGGCATCTTCCGCGACGACGTGAAGGAATATTACGGCGAGGCGCACTATGCCAGCATCGAGGACACGCGGGCGCTGTATCCGAGCCTGGCGCGGCTCCTTGAGCGGCACGTCCGGCGAGGGTGAGACGATGAGCGCAGCGATAAAGGCAGCCGAGATAATCGGCACGGCGCACGTCGGCCAGGAGGTCTACGCAATTACCTTCGCGGACGAGGCAGCCGTCCGCCATGTGCTCAATGGCATAATGCGGGTAGGCGGCGGGTGCTGGGAGCGAGACGGCCAGGGGCGCACGGTGCTCTATGTTCACCGAGGTCAGGAGCCACCGGCACAGCCGCAGCCGGTGCAAGCGCAGGCCAGCACGCCACCGGAGCCGGAGCCACCATCAGGAGGTGGGAGCGGCACGCCAGGCCAGGGCGCAGGCGGCGGCGGTCAGAGCGGCACGCGGCCACGGGAGCTTGAGCCGACGGGCTTATTATGTGAGTGTCCGAAGTGTCGGAGGGTACAGCGATGATGATGATGATGAACTCCCCATGTTTCGATGAACACGGCTACCCCACTGAGCACACCGAGAAGGCCATACGCGACTGGCCGATAGAGCGCGCCGCTGAATTGCCCGCGTACATGGCGACAGCGTGGAACCGAACCTATGGGCGGGTCGAGGAAACGCAGCCAGGGCTTTGGGTTTTTGCTACGGGCGGGTGGTCGGGAAACGAAAGCGTTTTGAGCGCGGCGCACGAAAGCATAGCATGGGCTGTGCTGGCGTGGCAATCTGTCTATCTAGCGGGCGGGCTGCTCATCGTGGCCGTTTCAAAGGCAGCGCAGGCGGCGCTTGACACGCAGGAAGCTGCCTTGACGGCCTGGGCATGGGGTGCTACTAGAAGCAGAGACGGGCAGCGCTAGGATAGGCCGTGTTGGGCGCTGGCAGGGCTGCCAGGGCACGAACGGCAACCAGAGAGGGTCTATGGACAATGGCACGTTTTCGAGCGACCATTCAGGGCAATCGCGGCGAGGCAAGCCGCTTGGGGAGCGCGGCCAGTGGCATAACGGCCACGGTCAACGGCTGGAACATCGGCGCGCGCGTTGAGGTGCAGGTAGGCAGCACGGGTGTGGACGAGGTGCGCGTGTACCTGACGGACGGGAGCAGCCGCGCGTATGGGGACGGCGTCTGCCTGGGCGTGTTTGAACGGCGCGCAGGCGGCGGCGCGCTCGTTCAGGTGGGCGCGTTCACGGACACCGAGCGCGCCAGGCTAGAGGCGCTCGTGTTTCCAGAGCGCGTCGCAGTCGTCAAGGAACTGCTCACATGAGCGCGCCAGTGTGTACCTACTGCGACCGGCTCGCCGTGGTCAACTTTCAAAAGCTATGGGTGCGCTGGCCGATTCACCATTGGGGCGGCGGCGATTGGGGTTTCGGCAAGCGGTTTCAGATGGTGGACGAGCAGACCGACATCACGCAGAGTGATAACGTTTACTGCTGCGAGGTGCATCGGCTCACATGGGAACGGGGCGAGGTATGAGCCGCGCGCGCAGGGTGCAGGCATTCTACACGCCAGGCGGCAGCGGGTACGGCTTCGCCGTCCATGTGCAGGACTTAAAGGCGCTCGGCTCGCCACTCTCGCCGGACGCCATTTTTAGGGATACGCGCATCAACAAGCATTGTCTGGTGTGCAATCGGTGGTTTACCGATGGAGAGAAGCACGCCAGCACGGTACACGGCCCGCTGAATGAGCGGCGGCGGGCTGAGCGAAAGGGGCTGAGAACATGAAGCGGCGGCGTATGGTGCGGCGGTGCACTTGGCGGTGCATTTACTGCGGGTGCGGCACATGGCGGGCGCTCCGGCTCGTTGAGTGCGAGAGTCCCAAACGGCTAGACTATGTGTGCACACGCTGCTTGAAACGCGCCTAACACAGCGCAGCAGCGACGGCAGCCGCACGCATGGGCTGCCGTTACTGTATCTAGGGGCGCTATAGGGGCGCTAGCCTCTTGACTGGTGTTTGCGGCGGGCGTAGTATCCAAACACAGGCCGCAAGCCTCAAACACCATGACGACGTTGACCAGCTTCCTTGCTCCGCGCGCGCTCGAACCCTTCCGCCTGCCATCCTCTCCGCTGCCTCACATCTCCGCCAGCGCGTCGGCCATCTCCTCGGCGCGGCCGCGCCATCTCCAGGCGAGGAGCCGCGTGCAGCGGCGCGCTGGCGCTCCGGCGGGCGGTGTCAGTGTCTCTGAGAGCGGCGGTTGGTTGGATGCGGCTGCTCGATAGTTTCACGGGCGGGTTCAAGAGCCGCTTCGTGGGCAAGAAGGCGTGCGAGACGCATGGGCGCTACGACCGCTGCTGGTATCTGGAGCAGCGCAGGCGAGAGGCGGCGCAGCGCGAGGGCAAAGAGTGGTGTCCGATTTGCATGAGCACCTATTCGGGCAAGAGCGAGTACCACGGGTGTTTCCACGGCGGGATGGAGGGGCTATGATGCCAGAGCCATTCATCGCAGGCGTGCTGGTTGGTTTATTCGTGGCCGCCGTCCTGACAGGGCAGCAACGCCTGCCATGAGCGCCTGGAACCATACGGTCTGTGACGATTGCTGGTACGAGCGCGAGGGTGGGCGCACGCCCTCCCGCGTGGACGCAGGGCAACTGGCGACCTGCTGTTTTTGTGGCGAGGAGCATGTGAGTGGGATTTATCAGCGCGTCAACCCTGACGACCCTGATTTGGTGTGTGGTGGGAGTCACGCCTACGATGAACAAGGCCAACCCGATGTTCACACGACCGAGCCACCCGTCAACGACTGAGGCCGCCGCGCCGCCGATGCGCTGCGCCTATTGTGCGAAAGCGATTCGGCTGGTTGATTGCTCGGTCGGGTGCGCGTGTCATAAGGCGGGCTATGGCGCGCACGAGTTTTTGGCGTGGTGCAGCTTGACGTGTATGTTGGCGAGCCATCCGGCATGACCTCCCCCACTGGGCCAGCCGCGTTTGAGGCGCAGAAGATTGCCCGACAACTACTAAACGAGGTGCGCCAGTCATCAGCGCAGAACGCCCTTGATGTCTTGACTACCGCCCTCACCACCGCCTTCGCCCACGGCGCGGCGCAGCAGGCTGAGTTACGCAAGGCATTGGAGAGTGCCAAGGCTGCGTTAGGAGATAACGCGGAATCTCAGGCGCTTGGAGGCAAGGGAATCAGCGGTGGATATTGCTAGGCAGTCATTAAGGAGATCAACACCGCCCTCGCCACGCCCCAGGAGGCGTCGTGATGGAGGAGCAGGTGGCACAGCGCAAATCAAAGCGAAGGCCTAGGGGTGTTTGCTCGGTGTGCCACTTCTACTGGACAATTCGCCAAGATGGAACTGTCCAACGGCATGACACGTTTGGATGGTCTTCAGGGTATTGCGAGGGTTCGTTGAAGAAGCCGATAGGGATTGATGCCACCCTCGCACCTCGTCCGAAGGAGGGAACGGAATGAGCGAGCGGATTAAGGTCGAGATTCGATTTGTTGGGCCAGCCGCACTTCATAATCTCTTGTGCTGGATTTGCGAAGAACAGCCTGCTGTTTATGATATGCACCCAAACTGGTGCTTTCGGCCTTGTTGGGGCTGTCAAGAGGCCATCAATCCGAAACGAAATCGGCGTCACTGGTGGAATCGGCCGAGTAATGCAGCTATTCATGGGACAGCGGGTTGACCCCACCCCGCCGGAGGGACTGATGAAAGACCTGATGATTCAGTGGGAAGACGACCACACCTACGAGCATGAGGACGGGACGTGGAGCCAAGCGGATGACGCTGGCGACCCTATTGAGTCACGCTATGCGACCGAAGATGAGCTACACACCGCATTGTGGGCGTACATGGCCGAGCATCCAGACTGTTACTTGCCGATATGGATGGGAGGCGGCGACTGAGCACGCGGTCAAGGCCATCGAGTCATCGCTGGGCAAGACTTACCAGGTGCTCGCCGAGGAACTAGCGACCGCGATTCGTCACACGGAGAAAACACCATGAGCCTCTACGCTGACCTGAGCAAGCGCCTCTATGACTACTCGCTGCTCAATGACTTCGAGAAGTGCGAGCGGCGCGGCTATTGGGGAGCCGTGCGCAACGTCCTCTCCTCGGCACCGAGTCCCGCGATGCACTTTGGCTCGGCGGTGCACATGGGTATTGATGCCTGGCGGCAGTCGAGTAAGCAGGACGACGCGGCACTCGCCGCCTACGGGGACGCGATGGCGGGGATGCCGGATGATGCGCGGCGCACCTTTGAGCATGGCCGACGGTTGCTCCAGGGGTACTTCACGCGCTATCGGGAGGAGCCGTTCAAGGTGCTCGCAGGTGAGGTGTGCTTCAAGGTGCCGATGCCGGATGGTTCCTTCTTGGCGGGCCGCATCGACGGCGTGGTGGAGTGGGGGGAGTACATCTATGTGCTCGAAACCAAGACGACGAGCAGCCTCGGCGCGGGGTTCATGCAGGGCTTCAAGCCCAACCTGCAAATTGACATTTACAGCTACGCCGTCAAGCGGGCCTTCGGGCGCTGTGGTGGGGCGCTGGTTGATGCCATCAGCACCGCGAAGCTCAAGGGCGGCACTGATGAGGGGTACTTGCGGGACATCACTGACCGCACGCCGGAGGACTTGGCCGCGTTTGAGCGCTACTATCGCCACGCCGTCGGACGCCTTGAGGGGCGATTGCATGACTACCGATTCGCTCAGGAGACAGACCCCGCGACTGCCGAACCCATCGCACGCGAGGCGTTCGAGCAGCGCTTCGCTGCCTGCTTTTACTATGGGGCCTGCCCCTACGTGAAGCTGTGTCTCTACCGCGCGGAGCCGGATGAGTCGGAGTTTCGCACGCGGCAACCTTTGGAGGTGGTCGATGAACTCACTGGCGTCGCTGCTGCTTACAATGGTGGGCTTGCAGCGGACAGGCTATCTCGCGGGGAGAGCAGACGCGGCGCAGCAAGTGGCGCGGAAGCTCCTGACAACGCTGGAGGAGAACACGCATGACCCCAAGTGCTACGAAGTCGCCTGCAACGCCGTCATCCGTGAACTCAAGTCCATCTTGGGAGCGGGCGACGACACTGCCAGAGGCGGTGGCAGCGTTCGGCCAGAAGAAGCTGGCCTTCCATATCAGCCGCGAAACGGCAGTCACGGGCGTGGTCTTGGCAGTGACGCCCCAGGTCATCGTGCTCCGCCTTGCCAAGACGAAGCAGGTGGTTGTGCTTAATCCGCAGCACATTATCATGGTGAGGGAGAGCCTCGCATGAAAGGGAAGATGGTGTTCACGTTCAGCAACAATCAGACTCGCTGCCAGTCAACGCTGGTGATGAGGAGTCCGGCAGACATCTTGCGCGTGGTGCACGCGCTGCTCTCAGCACAGACGAGCCTCTTGGAGCAGGTGTTCGGCAAGGTCAGGCGAGTGGGTCATACCACAGTGCTGACCGGCGAGACGGCGCGCAAGGCGATGATGAAGATGTGGGGGCAGCACAGCGATGGCTAAGCGCCGCCGCAAGCCAGCACCACGGCCCCCTAGGCCGCCCGCCCCCCTCCTACCAGCGGAGCGCTTCACGTTTGCGCGCAAGGAGGACTGCGCGATTCTGGAGATGCATGATTACGAGCGCCAAGAGAAGTTTTACCTGACCTATGACCAGGTGCGGGCGCTCTCGGCGTACTGGATGCGCGTGACGGGAGAGTTGCTGGTATGAGCGGCGACCCGCTGCTTGGCGGCTCCGGCGAACCGGCGCAGCCCCAGGTGGCCTCAGACGGTGCGCCGCGAGAGCCGTCGTTGGATGAGCGTGCCGCGCAACTCTCGAAGATTGTCGCCATCCTCAGCGCGGAGATTCTAGGGCGCACGCGCACGTTGGGTGAGTCCATGTACGTGGCGCACGCCATCTACGATGAGGTGCTCTTTCGCGCGGTGACGAAGGTGCTCAACGATACCATTGATAAGAAGCTCACCGAACTGATGATGGGGCTGTATAAGCAGGGCGCGCTCAAGCGGCCAGGAGGGCCATGATGGCGGACACCTGTAAGCATACGACGATTACCGTCGCTGGCGAACACGTCGCCTGCGTGGACTGTGGGCAGCACGAGATGTTCGTCGAGATTGACAGCGCCAGCCTCGCGGGGTTTCTCAAGTGGGTCGAGGGGATTCACGAGACGTGCGTGCGCGCAGGGATGGATGGTGTGGCCGAGACGCTGAGGCAGCGCGCGGGGGAACTCATCGTGAACAAGCGCTTGGTGTGGAAGTTGCCGAGCTTGGGTGGGACATGAACATAAACTGTGACTTCTGCCGCATCGACATGGTGGTGCCTGGCGCACTCCTGTTCAGCCCACCAGTGAACAGGCACGCTGCTCGCAGCCCCACAGTTACCAAGCGGCATCTCTGCCACGAGTGTTATAGGAGTATCTTCTTAACGAGGCTACGTAGCTGGACACATAGCGCACGAAAGGAGCGTAGGGATGCCGAACGCGCGGTCGATTGATGTCACGAAGGCGAAGCTCAAGGTGCTCGTGTGGGGGCCTCCAGGCGGCGGCAAGACGTGGTTCGCGGGCACGTTCCCCAAGCCGTTTGTGTTCGACTTCGACGGCGGCATCACGACGCTGACCGGCTTGGACGTGGAGTACGAGCGCTTCGACCCCAAAGACCCGCAAGCCTATCGCGCCTTTGACCTGCGCCTCAAGGCGTTCGAGACAAACCCGCCGAAGGAACGCGAGACGGTGGTGCTCGACAGCCTGACCACGCTGCAAGAGGTCGTGGAGACGCAGGTGCAGATGGTCAACGGGCACATCGGGCAGCCCATGCAGCTTCAAGAGTGGGGCCAGGTGATTGATAAGCTCACCGACACCATGTACCGAATGTGCCACCTCGTTGAGAAGGGGTATCACATCGTCGTCACCGCCCACGAGCAAATTGAGAAGGACGAGGTGCTCGCACGACTCGTGGTGCGCCCGCTCGTCGTGGGCAAGGCGCTCCCAGCGCGGTTGCCCCTGTGGTTCGATGAGGTTTACTATGCGTATGGCACCCGTGGGAAGGACTCTAAGACGGCGTACTACCTCCAGACCCAGCCAGATGCGCTGCATCTAGCGAAGTCGCGCCATCGGGGCGCGCTGGAGGCGCTGGAGCCACAGGATTTTCAGCATATCTATCGTAAAATTGTTGCCCACCATGCGATTCAATCCACTCCGTCGGCTCCAACTACGTAAGCCGCAGCCGCCGCGGCCTCCGTCGATGGCGGAGGAACGTGTCGAGGCTGAACGGGTAGCGATGATGATTGGCGCGAAGATAGACAAGCACAGCCTTATCCACTTCTGGATGGTGCCACTATTGAGGAAACTGTGCGAGCGCATCGAGGCGCTCGAACGCAAGGTGGGGAGGTGAGCATGAGCGAGCCGCTGGTGGTGGCGCAGTTTGATTACGTGAAGTCGACGCAGAGCACCTATCGCTTTCGGGAGATTGCCAGCGGCGACGGCAAGCCGGTGCTCATCGGCGACTTGTATATCAAGCAAGCGAGTTTCGAGGGCCGCAAGCCGAAGCGGATTCGGGTTGTGGTGGAGGAAGTGGAGGTTGGTGGAGCGAGTAGCGCGGAGGAATAGCGATGCGGATTGGCGTGGACGTGGACATGGAGCAGGTGCAGGACGCCCTTGAGCCGATTCCGGCAGGGCAGTATGCGGTGCGGGTCGATGTGCTCGACGTGCGAGCCTCGAAGGGTGGAGCGTCGACGCAAGTGTTGCACCTGGAGTACCTGGTGCTCGAAGGCGAGTTCGTGAACCGGCGCGTGTTCGACAACGTGGGGCTGAGCAAGGACGCCGCGTGGCGCTTGAAGCAGCTGCTCAAGGCCGCGAAGGTGGGCTACAGCGTCGTGGGTGGGCGCACCGAGTTCGACACCGACGACTTGCAGGGGGCACTCCTCGGCATCAACGTCACGCAGAAGGTGTACGAGGACAGGCCGCAGAACAAGGTGGCGAGCTATGTCATCCCGTCGGCGTAAGAGTGTCCTGCTGCCAACGAGGTGGAAGCTCACGATGACGAAGGCCGTCATCGAACGGCACCACGATGGCTGGCTGACGATTCACGAGCGGGGGAGTAGCGGCGTACCGTGTATCCCGCTCTCACCAGCTGAGCGTCGGCGGCTGTTTCAGAAGTTGAGCGGGGATTATCGGGACTGACGCGCATGGGGGCTGGCGGCGAAGGGGGGCCTCTCACAGTGGGTAGTGATGTCCCCAGCACCGGACGCCCACTCTACGGTGGCCGTTGTGCCCCCTGCGCACTTTTTTATTGGAGCCAGGAAAACCAGAGTCAGTGAGGCGTGATGTCCATGAACGGGTCAACAGACACGACAGGGATGCCCCACAATCGGCTGGATTACGGTGAACGGCGGGTCGTCGAGGACTTGGTGAGGGCGCATTGGCGGCTCGTGCATTGGGAGCCGCTGTATACTGACCAGCGCGTTGCGGATGAGGCCGGTGAGAAGCTAGGGCGCGTCGTGAGTCCGGCCAGTGTCGCGTATGTGCGGTTGATGCTGGGCTTTCGCATCAAGAAGATGGTGGGGGACGCGCCGCCATTGGCGGCCACGCCGCCCATCATCACGCCAGAGAGCAATCGGGCGCTGGCGCACGAGATGATGACGCACAAGCCGCCCGTCGAGCCGAGCCTACATGGGCCGGTCGAGGAGTGGACATTGAAGGAGGCGGTCGAGCGAGGGCGACGGATTGAGAGCAAGCTGCACGCGCTCGCTGAGGCGCTCGGCGTGGACTTTCAGGCGACGCGGCGGCACGGGCCGTCGACGTACATGGCGGACTAGGATGCGTGTTAGGGGCACTGGCACGTCGCAGAGTTGCCGGTGTAGGGCACCTAAGAGCCGCCCGAAACCAGGGACGCGGACTTCGTAGGCATACCGGCTCTCCTACGATGCCCCTAACACCGTTGCGTGTGAGTGACCCCTGCGCGCTGTGCCTAGCGAAGCCACGGCCAGCGCACGCGCATCAGGGGCGGGACGTACGGCACCGGCGGTTCATCCCGTGTGAGTGGTGCGATGACAAGTGGAAGAAAGAGTGCGCGCTACGGGGGTGCTTGAAGTTGACAAAGGCGGGCGGCAGCGAGGCGAGGCCACTGCAACAACGGGAGGGGCGATGAGTAAGGGAGCGCTAGATGGGAGTTGGTGATGCGGTATCTCAGTGAAATCGCCTATGAAATCCGGCGAGTGCGCACTGAGTCAGGGCTGACCCAGGACGCGCTGGCTCGACGCTGCGGCATCACGCCAACGTACCTCTCCAAGCTCGAACATGGACACAAGTGGCCCAGCATCGAACTGTTAGTGCGCATCGCCTTTCGGACAGAGCGGCGCATCTACCTTACGCTCCCACCAGTGCGGCACCATGCCTGACTGTCGCCAGTGCACCAAGCGCGTCACCAAAGTGAACAAGCTCGGCCAGTGCGCGGAGTGCAGATTTTACAACCGCGTGCGCAAGTACCACGGGGGCTGCTGGATTTGGAAACGCGCGAAGGATGCCTACGGCTACGGATGGCTTAGATGGCGAGGGCGTGTTACTCGTGCGCACCGCGTCGCGTGGGAGATTAAACACGGAGAAATCCCCAAAGGTGTGTGCATCCTGCACCACTGTGACAATCCCCCGTGCGTCCGTCCCTCACATTTGTTTCGTGGAACCCGCGCGGACAATCGAGCGGATGCCGTAGCGAAGGGACGACAAGCCATCGGGGAGAACAACCACGCGAAGCTGACATGGCGCAAGGTGCGGCAAATGCGCAGGCTCTACATGATAGGCTCGTGGTCACAGCGCGCACTCGGACGCCGCTTTGGTGTCGGCGCAACGGCCGCCCGCGATATACTTCGCGGGCGCTGGTGGAGGGAAAATGCCAGCGTGTAAACAATGTACGAAGGACGTGCATCAAGTCGGACGCAACGGCCTCTGCGCAGAATGTCGAGGGGAAATCGTAACATTTGAGAGTCCCTCCGTGCGCGTCGTGGCGGACAAGACGGGGCGCATCAAGCGCATCGAGCGGAGGGCAGCGACAGATGAAACCTAAACAGCGGCTCGTAGGGAAGGGCAACCGGCACCACCCTGAGTGCCGAGGGCGGTGGTACGGGCGCACCAAATGTGTGTGCGGCTTCTGGCAGCGGAAGCTCAGGCGGTGGAAGGCGCAACAGGCCAAGCGACAGCAGCGCAAGCTCACGATGGTCAAACATGACGGCATCTGGACAACGAGCAACCAGCCCTCGACGTTCAGCACCGCCGCGAGCAGCGGCGCGACGTATGAGATTCACTGGCAAGCCCGCGCGCCGCGGCTGCCGCGGTGGGTCGACCGCGTGAAGCTCGTGAGCGACGTGCACCGCTGGTTCGCGCGGCGACATAAGGTGTGGGGCCTCCGTGATACGGCGCGCCGCCTCGACCTGCCACTCTCTGAGGTGAGCGTCTGCCTCCAACTGCGTGCGCTCCTCAAGAAGCACACCGGCATCACCAACCTGCCGTCGCGCGAAGCGGCGTATCGCTACCTACGGAATTGGAAGCGACACCCACGAGGTCAACGAGCATGAGAAGGAGCACGCGATGCTGCCCGAAGTCCCTCCCGATGGCCCACGAGACGCGACGATTGCCCTCGTCGGCGAAGCCCCAGGCCCTACTGAAACGCGCGAACGTAAACCTTTTGTGGGCGGCGCAGGATATGTCCTTAATCGTGCGCTGGCTACAGCAGGACTGTATCGACATGAAGTCTATATCACGAACGTCAGCAAACGGCAGCCCGTCACCGATGCTGGAACTCCTACAACTGACTTCCGCTACCTATATCACGACCGCGCGCGCCGCCTTCCAACACCTGAGCTTAGCGCAGCGCGCGCTAGTCTCATTGAGGAACTCCGCGGCATTGGTGCCCATGTCGTCGTTGCACTCGGCGACGAAGCGCTGCGCGCGCTCACCGGCAAGCATGGGATTACGAAGTGGCGCGGCAGCATCCTCTGGTCAGAGGCCATCGGCAAGAAAGTCGTCGCGGCGATTCATCCCGCGGCCATCATCAGGGAGATAGCGCACTACCCGCTCCTCATCTTTGACCTCCAACGCGCGAAGGCGCAGGGCGCGTTTGCAGCGTACAACCCGCCGAAGCGTACCATCCTCACCGCGCCGACGTTCGCGCAGGCGCAGTTTCATCTGCTCCGGCTGCGCACCGCACGGCAGCCGGTGTCTTTTGATATTGAGACTGACCCCAATGGGCAGCCACAGACGATGCTCTGTGTGGCGTTCAGCGACTCGCCGACGTGGGCCATCACCATCCCCGTCCACTTCTACGGGCAGCCCTATTGGCCCACGGAGGAGAGTGAGGTGCTCCAGCGGCTCGTGCGTGCGTTGCTTGAGGACGAGCAGGTGCCCAAGATTGCGCAGAACGCGCAGTACGACGTGCTGTGGCTCCAGCACTACGAGGGCTGGCGCGTCCGGCCCATCTGCTTTGACACGATGACGGCGCATCACACCGTCTACCCCGAACTCCCGAAAGACCTTGGCACGCTCGCCTCCCTGTACACCGAGCAGCCCTACCACAAGGGCATGGTCGACGAGAACCCAGGCAGCGCGCCGGTGCTCTATGAGTACAATGCGCTCGATGCGGCTGTGACCTACGAGTGCTACCAGGCGCTCCGGCATGAGCTTAAAGACTACGGCACCGAGGTGTTCTACTACGAGTACGTGCTGCCCCTGATGCACCCCTTGATGGAGATGCAGGAACGTGGGGTGCTGGTGGACTTGGCGCAGCGCGCAGCGGTCGACGCGCAGTTGACGGAGGAACTCCGCGACTTCGATGCGGACTTCCAGGTGGAGGCGCGCGGCGTGACGCTGTGGAACACGCCGCCGCTGGGGGTGAATCGAGCGAAGCAGCCCGTCGCCCTGCCGCATCCTGGCCTTAACGCCCTCTCACCCACGCAACTCAAGACGCTGCTCTACGAGACGCTGCGGCTGCCCAAGCGCCACGCGCGCGCCACCGGCAAGGAGACAACTGAGGAGCGCGCGCTGGAAGATTTGTACAAGACCTACAAGCACCCCACGCTGCGTCTCATCTTGGAGATTCGGCACCGGCAGAAGTTGCTCGGCACGTACATTCGCGCACCCCTTGGTGACGACCGGCGGCTCCACTGTAGCTACGTGGTGGGCGGCACAGTGACGGGGCGGCTCGCGTCGCGGGAGAGCATCTTCGGCAACGGCACCAATCTCCAGAACGTGCCGAAAGGGCCAGCGCGGCGGATGCTCATACCCGATGCGGGCCTGGTGTTCGTCGAAGCGGACTTGAGCCAAGCCGAGGTGCGCGTGGTGGCGTACCTGGCCGGAGAGACGCGGCTCATCGACATCTTCGAGCGAGGGGGTGATGTACACCGTGCGACCGCGGCGCTGCTGCTGAATAAGCCCATCGCGGACGTGAGCGAGGTGGAGCGCAGCACCTTCAAGATGGTGGTGCACGCGACGAACTATGGGATGGGGGCGTACAAGCTCGCGGATGAGCTATTCCTCAAGCTCGGCATCGTGGTCACGCGAGATGAGGCGATGCGCCTGCTCCACCTGCGCCACGCGACGTTTCCGCGCATTAAGGTCTGGCAGGCGGCGGTCAGTGAGCAGCTTCGGGGGACGCGCACGCTCAAGACCCCGCTGGGCCGAAAGCGGACGTTCATGTCCTGGGTCGACAAGGACAGGGAGAATCGGATGCGCGAGGCGTATGCCTACGTGCCGCAGTCGACCGTCGGTGACTTGCTCAATCGCGGGCTGCTCGATGTGTGGGCACGGCTGGCGCGCGTGGATGAGCAGGCCGCGCTGATGCTCCAGGTGCACGACTCGCTCATCGTACAATGCCGCCCTACGCACGTCGCGCCGGTGGTGCGGCTGCTCAAGGAGTGCCTGGAGCGCCCCATCAAAATCGGGGAGCGCATCTGCAAGATTCCCGTCGACATCAAGGTGGGGCCAAATTGGCAGGACTTGGAGAAGTACAGTCAACAGGGAGGTGGCGCATGAGCGTCAGCGATAAGCTCCTGATGCTGTTCATCGGGCTATGGCTGGGGATTACCACGGGCTTCTTTGCGGCAGGGCTGGCCGTGTGGGGCTGGCTGTGGTTGGTCATCCTCATCGCGGTGGCCGTCGCGGAGATTGTCTCAAAGGCAACATCAGGGCGCACCATCACGCAGCGCTTCAAGGCGTTCGCCTTGGCGCACCGTACAAAGGCGGTCGTGCTCCTTGTGGCGATGACGGTCGTATGGGCGCTGCTCCTGCTGCACCTGGTTCTGTGATGGCCTTCATGGCAGGGGGGCAGCAACTGCCACGCGACAGCGCGGAGGCGCTGCAAGATGAGGCCACGCGCTGCAAGCGGTGCGGACACCAACGAGACAATCACCGGCTGACGACCAAGCGGTGCTTCTACTGCACCTGTGAGGGCTATGATGGCGACGCTGCACCCTGAAGCTGACCAGGGCGTGCCGTGGTTCGAGCAGTCCCTTGAGAACCCGCGCCTACCGTGGTGGGTGCGGCTCCGGCTGCTGTTCTGCGCGACGCAGACCATGCGCGCGGAGCGGTACACGCTCCACTATAAACAGTGGCGCGAGGTGTTGTACCTCGTCAAGTGGGAGCGTGACGACCCTGGCAGCCAGCGCACTTAGATACTCACAGTTACAAGCCGCGCACGCCGCTGTGCGATACGCTCTACGGCGGGGGTACATCACTAAGCCTAGCATCTGCGCCGATTGCCACCGCCAGGTGCCCTGGGCAAAGCTATTCGCGCACCACGATAGGGGCTACGCGCGCCGTCATCGACTCAGCGTCATCTGGCTCTGCTCTCCCTGTCATCACCTACGGCACGCAACCGTAAACAAGCAGCGGTGCCCCACCTGTGGCCGCACATGGAATGGCACGAATGGCACGTCACCTCGCTAACTGGCTCGACGGCTACGTCCAGTATACCCAGGAGACGGAGTCGCCGACGGTGTTTCATCAGTGGTGCGGCATCACCGCGCTGGCCGCGGTGCTCAGCGACCGCGTGCGCTATAACCAGAGCGCCTACATGGTCTACCCGCACCTCTATACCATCCTCGTGGCGGAGTCGGGGCGCGTGCGCAAGTCAACCGCCATCCGTATTGCGTGCAAGCTCATCAAGGAAGCCAACGTGACGGGCATGAAGATTATCAGCGACGCGGCCACGCCAGAGGCGCTCGTGCACGAGATTGCCGTGCAGGCGGCGGCGACAAAGCAGTTGACGCGCATCCTCATCGACGGCTCGGAGTTGGTCGTGATGCTCAAGTCCGACCAGGCCAGGCGCGGGGAGACGCGCAATATCCTGCACATCTTGACCAAGCTCTATGACCATGAGTACCCATATACGCACTCGACCAAGACGCGCGGGGTGGACACGATTACGCACGGCGCGGTGTGCCTGCTCGGTGCGACCACCGAAGCGTGGCTGCGAGATATGTTTCCGCCGAGTGCGGCCCAGGGGGGCTTCATCCCGCGGTGCATCTTCGTGAAGGCCACGAAGGCGAGCGTCACTAAAATCCTGCCCTACCCGCTCTTGAATGACGCGCCGCTGCGTAAGGGGCTACTCGCAGACTTGAAGGCGATAGCCGCTCTTGCAGGCGAAGCGAAGGCCAGTGAGGATGGACGGGTGTGGTACGAGAAGTGGTACACCGGCCCCTTTCAGAAGCTCGTCGCGGACGCGGAGACGCCGGACACGGAAGGGTTCTACGGGCGCTACCAGGTCTACGTGGAGAAGCTAGCACTCCTGATGAGCGTGTGCGAGAGCAACGACCTCATCATTCGAGCGCGGCACTTCCAGCGCGCGGCCACGCTCATGGTCGACGTGGAGCAGCGGCAGCATCTTGTCACGGAGGCGGTCGCGCGGACGGAGTGGGCCGATATGCAACGGCAGGTGTATGACCACATCTGGCAACATGGGGGCTTCGCGCCGCTTGGCGATATTACTGAACACTTCCAGCGACGGATGCGGGCGAAGCAGCTTCAAGAGGACGTGCTGACGCCGCTGTGCCAGATGGGGAAGCTGGCCTATGCGCAGGGGCCGCACCCCAAGACGAAGCACCTCGTAAATGGCTATCGCCTCGTGGCCCCGATGGCAGCGTACCCAGGTAGCCCCAGCGCTGTAGCCGCGCTACGTCCTCCCGAACCCGAAGCCCCACGTCAGGACGAAACGTCACGTCAGGAATCGTGAGGTTGGCGATGGTGCGGTACATGCGACGGCGGACTTCCGAGACGGATGCCCCGAATGCTGACACGCTGCCCACGTTGCCGTCGTAGCCAGCGACGGACAAGTGGCCGTCCTGGCGCATCGCGTCCGAGAGCCAAATGTGGCGCTCGTTGGCCTCTGACACACCGATTATTGGAAGCCCACGTCGGGAACGCCCAGGGGCGGGGTAGGGTGGGACGCTTAATCGAACGCTCCCTGTCCATGCAGCCTCGTCCCGCCAGGCTATACGTGTGGGAGTCCCACGACCGAGCGCGAGGAGTATGGGCGCTAGTGGTTCTCGTAGTGCCTCCACGAACGCATAGAGCGCATCGTAGCCAAAACGCGCCGTCCACTCCAGGCCCCACACGCCGGACTCGTTGACCACGGTATTGAGGTCGAGCACGCCGCGGTAGTTCGACTGCTGCAAGAACGGCACCATCTTGCCGATGCCCTCTTTGTAGAGCTTTGATGGGCGGTGGAGGTCGTGGAGCCACACGAGGTTGCCCATGCAGCCCGTGTTGACGCCGGTGTGCACCGCGCGCAGGCGCTCCTGTGTGGAGTGGTCGAGGTCGCGCACCTGCTCGACGGCGATGCGCGGGTAGGAGCGCTTCTCCTCCATCGTGCTGTTGATATTGAGCACGCTATTCCCATTGAACCAGACCTCGGTGCTCACCTCGATACCGTCGATAAACTCTTGCAGGATGAAGGGGGCCTTGGTCGGCGCGAAGGTGCGCAGCATCGCCACGAGGTCTTGCCAGCCGGTGCTCATGTACGTATTGGCCGTAGGTTGGTTGCCAAAGGGCTTATAGACGTAGCGCTTGCGCGTGGCGGTCACGAAGTCGATGGCCTTCTCGTAATCACCCGCGCCAAACTCTGTTGTGGGTGGCACTTTGATGCCGAACGCGCGCATGACCTGGAGGCCGTAGGCACGGTCGAGTTCCAGCGCGTCCATGACCTTTGAGGCCCCAACGACCGGCACGCCCAAGTCACGCAGGTCATCAGCGAGCGCGCCGTGCTCGACGTGGTCGAACACGACGAGGTCGTAGCTGGACTCCGCGATGCGCTTGGCGCTCAGTGGGGGCTTGAGCGCGGCACGCGGCACCAGGCCCTCCCCAGCGACGCGGGCCTCCTCCTTGATGATGACGATGTCGACGGCGTCGCCCTGGCGGGTCATATGCTGGCACACCCCGACGAAGTCACCCTCTAAGCTGATGGCGAGCACGCGCATCAAATCACCATGAGCCTATCCTGGCCTCCCCAGCCGTCGATGCCCTCGTCACAGTCCAAGCGCCAGTAGGTGAAGCCGGAGGCCGCGTCGAATGTCGGCCCCTGCATGAGCGTGGCCTGTGCCCCTTCGGGCTGCTCCCCCAGCAACGATGCCGTTTTCGCGGGGCCGGAGCGCATCTTCAAGGCGTCCGTGGCGCGCACGCGAGCGCCCACCACGAAGCCGGAGGGCGGCGGCACCTCCTCGCCACGCTGCGCGAGGTAGAGGTTGTGAGGGTCAACAGGGCTGAGCGCCTCGACCCACTCCTTGTTCGGGTCGCTGTTCAAACGATTCTGCGTGTGGCCCACGATGACCACGCGCCTATCCCACTCGGTCGCGCTGAATACAGGGAGCACGCTCACCGACCCACCCGTGTTCTTGCGAATGCCCCAGAAGGTTTCTCCAGGGCCGTTGCGCTGGCCGTCGACGGAGGCAGGGTTGCCGCCGCTACGCAGCCAATCCGTGCCAGGGCCGACGACGAAGTTGGTGAATAGGTTGTGGTGCGGATTGCCGCGGTGGTGGTCAAAGTTGACCAAGTCGCCCTCACCGTCCATGACCACGTTGTAGCGGGAATTGTACTGCACGGTGACGCAGTGATGGATGCGGCGGCGTAGGTGCGGTCGTGTCACCAGCATCCGCGCGCACTCACGTCCGAGGAGGATGGCGTAGTGGGCATAGGAGCCGCTGCTGTTCTTGGTCATCCCTAGGTTATCCACCGTTACGTCCTCGAACGTGCAGCGCTCGCTGAAGCGCGCGAGCAGCGCCGAGTCGAAGTTGCTGAGACGCACGCGGCGCACCCAGCCGTCGACCACGCGCCAGTCGACCGCATTGTAGCCTGGTTCCTCATGGTGCTCGGCCATCCGGCGGGCGGGGCCTTCGAGCGTCATATCCTCAATCCCAATCTCGGTGCCACGCGCGACGATGAGGCCGCCAGAGGAGGTGTACTGGCTGTTCGCGCCCGTGCGGCCCGCGCCGAAGTAGTATTCCATCGGCTTTGGTAGGAGGCAGGTGGTCTGCCCTTCCCCTGCGCCGCGCAGCACGTCCCCACTGACCAAGTCCAGCGTACTCAAGATGTGTGTGCCAGGGCCATAGTATTTGACGCGGCTCCCACTCACGGTGGGAATGGGCTGGCCCCCTTTGTAGCCTGCCCCACGCCAGTCCGAGAGCCGCACGTCCAATGAGCTAGGCCGCCAATCCAAGCGAGAGTTCATTCGAGTGCCCGCCGCACCGCCCCGCGCACGGCCACAGGGGTTTGCTTGCGCCGCTCAGCCATCCAGGCCCGCTCCAGGCGGCGCAGTTTCGCGTCAAGCTCGGCGCGCACACCTTCATCGCGGGTGCGCCGGAGTCGCTCCTTCACGATGTTCACCTTCACGCGCAGGCTGCCAAAGCGGCCCGCCATGTCGTTGCCGCTGGGGCGTGGGCCTCCTTCGGCCAAAATCCGGCGCTTCTCGATGAGGAAGTCAGACTGTTCCTGTCCGCCGGACTTCCACTTGATGAACGCTTCCTCCATGCGCTCCAGCTTCGCGTTGCGAATCGCGGTCTGCTCATCAACCGCTTGGTCAAGACGGCGGCGCTCCTCGGCTTGGGTGCTCACCTCGCGGATGCCGAAGGCGCGCTTGATGTCGAGGGGGCCGCGTAGGAGCACGGCGCTCAGCGGGTCGTCAGGCTCGGTCAAGCGGCTCACCTTGAGATACTGCGCATAGGGGCTGACCATCGTAGCGAGCGCATGGCGGGTGCGCAGCGCGGTTTCCTGCGGCGTGCCACGCAGTCGGTCGGGGACGATGGCGGTGCGCGTGAAGGAGTCCTTGTTATTGGCCTGCGCGATGAGTTCCTGCACCATCGGGTTGAGTAGGAGGTACAACTGGCGCGTGACGCTCTGACCGCTGCCTGTGAGCAGCCGCCAGGCCGCCTGCTCAGGAGCCATCTCTTGCCGTGCGACGCGACGCGCGAGGTCGGGCAGCCGGTCGAGGCCCACCATGCGCGCGGCGAGCGCAATCGGCGAGTCGAGCGCCACGATGATGGGCTGGCCGTTAGGCGTCTCGCGGCCCGTGATGATGTGTGGGAGGTAGCGATACCACTCCGGCAGCTTGGCCTCCGTCTCACCGTGCACAAAGTTGTTCCAGTAGGTCATCGCCGCGAAGGGGATGCCGAACTTGACCGCGGCCTCGGTGGGGTGCTTGGTGACGTAGCGCACCCACATCGGCGCGTTCTTGGCATAGAAGCTCACGAAGGGGAACAGGAGTTCGCGCCCTAGCGGGCCACGCAGGCCCTCGCCAAGTGCGCCGTAGTCCACGGCGAACTCGCGCGCAATCTTGCCCGCGGCATCAATCGG